GGCGTTCAAGTAGTTGTTCGCCAAGGAAGTTTGCAGGCAAGTGAACGTGACGGTCGCGCCGCGCATACCGCGCTTGAACGCGATCGCCGGGCTACCGTCGGCGCCTTCGACCATCGTCGCCGCGTCGCTGTTGTACTCGACATTGACGAAGGTGCCGTCGGCAAAGCCCTCGAGCGGCAGACCGTTGACGATCACGCTGACATCATTGGGAGAATAGGAACCGAGCAAAGCAGCCACGATGGCCTCCTAGATCAGACGGTGATGTTGACGGTCATGGCCACGGACTGGATCGCGCCGGTGCCGGTGAGGTTGGCCGTAATGCCGGGCAGGTTGCGTGCCGTCTTGTCGGCCGGCAGGATCTCCGAGATGTCGGGGATCGTCCAGTCGGTGCCGACGTTGAACGGCTCGAGCATGCCCTTCGTAACAAACTGATTGCACACCGCAATCGCCGCACCGGCGACGGCGCTGATGCCGTTGTTATTGAAAGGCAGCTTGCCGACCTGCGGGGCCAGCACGGCGAGCACGGCATTCTGAATGTCGCTCTCAAGGCGGTCGCGGACAAAGATCGTATCCATGAACGCGTGTGCGCCTGGAGCAACAAAGCCGCTCGTTTGACCTTTCTGGATCTGGCTGATGACGCCGTAGGTGACGTAACAGCTAGCGCCGTGGCTCGTGGCATTGTTGTACTCGGCCGGCGTCAGGTCGTCGGCGACGAGGCCCGACAGCGTCTTGCCGGCCGCGGTCGACTGGCCGAGACCTTGCGGGATGAGCAGGCCGGCGAGCTCGGCATCGGCGGCGCCTGCGCCTGCATTCGTCTCGACGATTGCGGCAGTGTTCTGCGATGCGCCGAGCGAGCAGACGTAGCCGCTGATCTCAACGGGCACGAGCGGGTCGGCGGCAGTGATCACGATTTCGCGATCGTTGCTTGTACCGCCGCCGACGGTCGTAACAACCGCCGTGCTGATTGCTGCCGTAGCGGCAAGCGCGGTTGCCAGATCCGACAACGTGGTATCACTGGTGGCGTTGAACACGACCGGTCCAACAGCAGCGCCGTTGACGTTCAGCGTAACGCTGTTGAGCGCAACAAACGCGTCGCTGATCGTCAGCGTCAGCGTCTGCGCGTTCGCCTTGCGAGCCACAACGCCCGTGCGCAGGCGACCGGCGTTCTCGAGGATCGTCAGGACCGACGGGCCAGTGCTGAATGCGGCAGTGTCCTGCGTCTCGGCAAAGAAGAAGTGACGACGCGACGCAACAGTTTCAACCCACGTCGCGCAAATCTGGATGTCTCCGCTCGTGCGCGAGGTCACAAGCAGGGCGTACCATGCGCTGTTGGCCGCCTCGACCGCGGTGAGCTCCGCGCTCGACAGGCTGTTGACGCTGGCGACGATGTAGCGCTTGACCCGTTTGTTGCTGTAGGACAGCAGGTGCAGGGCAAGCGTGTACGCCTTGCTGGTCGTCGTGTAGTACGGCGTCCCAGTGTTGTCCTTGAGATCCAACAGATCTTGCAGGCTGTAGCAGGTCGCGAGTACCGGCACGCCAGCGCCTGCGCTCATTTTGTTCTCAGTGTCGACGATTAGCGGCACGCCGAAACCGTCCACCGATTGCGCCGCGCCGATCAAGTTGATCGTCAGGTCGACGAGATTTGAAACAGGAAGCTTGCTCATTTCAACCCCTTATCCGGTGATTGGTACGCCGTCGACTTCGATGCCGTCCAGTTCTACCGTCTCAATCCAGCCGACCGCCTCGGTTGTGCTGTCGAGCGTCGCAACGGTCAAGTCGCATTGTGCACGAGATTCGCCCCTCGTGTCTAGCATTGTCGTCAAATCCGCAACAGTGCCGACCGGCCACGCCTTGCACCCGGCCTGCCGCAAGGCGAGCTGGCGCGAATCCTTGCGCAGCTCACGTGACAATTGTGCGAGCATCGCCGCAGCATGATTGGCGCCGTAGGTCGTATTGCTGTAGACGTTGACCGACACCGTATGGCGGCGGTGGTGCGCGTAGAAGGTGGTGCCGGGGGTAGGCGTGTTGCCCGACTCGTCGCGGCCCTTGAGACCCTGTTGCACATCGCGGGTCGTGATGTTGAGTACCGCAAATGGCTTGGCAGGCATCGACGCCGGATCGGCGCTGTAAGCCCAAATGACGTTGCACGTCGGCAGCGCCGCCTTGACCGCGTCGTAAAGCGCATCCTGCACGTTGGGCCATGTGAACGTTGCCATGCTACGGCTCCGCAGTCTGCTCGACGAGGACCGAGCGGTTGTAGACGCCGAGCGTCACCCAGTCGCGGTCCTGATAGACCTGATAGGTGCGACCGTTGAATATGATGCGGTCGGCCTGCGTAATTGCCGTGCCGCTCGCAGTCGGCTGGTCGCCGCGCACATCGGCGGTCGTGTGACACAAGTAGCGTGCGCGCAGACGAATGCCCTCAGGCAACAGGTCGCGCGTGCGGCCGTCGATCGGACCGATGACGGCGGCGATCGTCGTGTTGGTTGGGGTGCCGGCGACAAAGACGCCCTTGCTGCCGGCCGTCGTGCTGTAGGCGCCGGCGGACTAGCGCACGCGCGTCACGTCCACAGTCGCGAGCGAGGTCACGCAGTCTGTCACGATCACGGGTACGCCTGCCATTAGACCCCCTCGACCTTGAATTGAATCGACTGCACGAGTTGCCCGGTGTCGATAAGCGGTGTCGTCGCATCGCCGAGACTAGCTAAACCGCCGCCGTGTGAGCCTTTCTCCATGCGTTTCTTGACGGTGTCGGGTGATAGGGGCGGCGGGATCTTGCTGGCGATTGTCTGCTTGACCTGCCCGACCGTCATTACGCCGAGCCGCTGCGCCGCTTTCGATGCGGGCATCTTGCCGCGTGCGACATCGGCCGACAGTTGCTCGGCAGTCTCGAGAGGACCGCCGCCGTCTACCGTCGAACGCAGGAAACTGCGCTCGGGGACGTTGCCGCCTCCAAATTCATGCACGGCGCCCAATTGCGGATTGGTGAATTCGCCATCCTTACGCTGCGCCTGATCGCCGTGGATGCCCACCGTCACGACTGCGCCAGCGAGCTTTTCGACTTCGCGCATAATGCGATCGTATATGGCGCGATTATCAATGACTTGCACAGCCATCGCGCCCCCTAGACGATCGCGCCGCCTGCGCAGTAGCGATTGATCAGGACATACAAGGCCTGCCCGTAGGCCGTCGATTGCAGCATGTGCCGATCCATGTGCGGCGGCGCCGCGTTGCTGATCGACACGTCGCCGACGTCGCGATTCGTCACCGCGCCACCGGCCCCGCTCGCACCGCCCGCCGATCGGACGAGATTGTGGCAGATCCACAACATCTGCGCCTGATCGGCGTCGGTGCTGAACAGGTCGGGATCTACCGCGCCGGGCGCCCAGCCGATCCAGAGGTTGATAATCGAGGTCGAAACCCCGGCAAACTCGGGAGCAAAAGCTTGGACGTCCGACGCGGTGATCGCCATGGGTTCTCCTTACATGCCGTAGCGGATCTGGAGCGCGACAGGGTAGCGGATATTGATACCGCCCGACTGCGCGTGGATCGCCTGCGTGATGTACGTGGACTCGATGTCCGGCGGCAGGAAAACCGGCGCGACGGGCAGGATGCGACCGGCCACGAGCGGATCGTGACGGTAGCAGATCATCCACTTCGAGCCGCTGCCGTTGTCGGCAAGCTCGGGGTGGGCGGTGATCTGCGGGTTGGGCGCACCCGCCGCGGCCAGCGCCTGCTCGGCAAACTGGAGGATCGTCATGCCGGTGAGCTGCGAACGCGCGGTCGTGGCAAGCTTCATGTACGAAGCCACCGACAGGGCGATGCGGTTGGGGAGCAGGCTGCCCTTGCCCTTGACCGCCTCAACCACCGCCGAGATCATCGACACGATGTCGAGCTCGATCTCGTCGGGCGTCTTGTTCGCCCACAGCGGCGAGCCGGCGCCGCCGTTGGCGACGACCGACTTGACGATGTCGGCGTTGCTGTACACGCCTTGGATGCCCTCGGCGCTGTCGCCGAACCATACCTCGGAGTTGATCGACTCCGACACGGTACGCATCGCACCTTGCAATTCCAGCGCAGGCAGCGGGACGTTGCCGAGCGCGGCGCGAGCGATGTCGTCCAAGCCCCACGAGGCATGGGCGAGCAACGGCGCGACGTTCTGGCTGTTCTGCGTCACCTGAATGTCGCCACGCAGGCCGATGTCCTTGTAGTTGCGCGAGATGCGGCCACCCTTGGTCCACGTCTGCGCCTTCCACGTGTATACCTGCTGGTACGGCTGCGGCTGATCGACGGCCATCGGGAACGCCATCATCGAGGTCAGGTCGGCAAGGGGCTCTTGCGCGATAACCGCCGAGACGTACTGCAATTCACGGGCCAGCGCGTACGAGCTAGCGGCGTCGAACCGCGCGCCCGTGGCGATGCTGTCCATGTGGCCCTGCATCATGGAACGCAACGGGCTCGCCGACAGGCGATCATGGAAACCGGCGAACCGGCTATCGTTGTGGACAAGTTGCTTGCCGTCGATCACGAGGTCTTTGCCGGCCGCATCGACGTGCAATGCACCGTCGACAATGGCTTTGCGAATCATCTTAGTCATGGTCTTTCTCCTTGAATTCTACCGCTTAGGCCGGCAGGTTGATCGTCAGCAGCGCCTTGCCGCTGGCCGCGGTGTACGCCGACGCGAATTGAGCGTTGGCGAGCAGTTGCGTGTTGACGCCGTCAGCCGTTGCGCGGAACGTGCCGGCGAGCTTGACGAGGCCGTTGGTCGTGTGCTGGAGGTACACAGCCGACGTCTGATCGACGTCCTCGCTGATCGGCACCCACACTTGACCGCGACGCAGGGTCGGCATGTTGGGCACGCCGCCAGCAGCCGACGAGTAAGCGCTGCTCTCGATCGGCAAGTTGCCGTCGTTGAACACGACGCCCGCGAACGTGCCAGCGCCGTTGGGCAGCTTGGCGCTGTTGGCACCAGCCGTGTCGACCACGACACCGTAACCGGGCTTGACGTCAGTCGCGTCGATCAGGATGTACGAACGGACCAGCAGGTCCGCGCTGTTGCCGTAGCCAAGCTGACCGATCTGGCCGACCGTCAGCGTAGAAGTCACCGAGGAAAATGCGCTCATTGATTATCTCCCGCGGGGTCGGCCCGCGTAGTGCCACGCCTTACGGGCGAGGTGATTGGCGTCTACAGTCTCAACCTTGATCGAGACGGGACGCACGTTCAGACCGGCGGCGATGACCGCGGCCGGGGTGTTCGATTCAGCACGCAGTTCGAGCGCGGCGTCGAGACGGGCGGCGATGTAATCATCGCTGCGGTCCTCGACACCCTTGACGCCGAGCGCGGTCAGCGCGTCGAGGCGCAGGGCGCGGTCGTCTTTGCCGGTGCAATCGTAATGCGCGCCCGTGACCGAGCGCACGCGGGTCTCAAGTTCGACCCGGCCACGCGCCCAATCGAGCGCATCTTTCTTGGCCTTGTCGGCGCCGTTGTACTTGCCGGCCGCGTTGACGGGAGCGCCGCACATGTCGCAGGCGTCGTATCCGTCTTTCTTGGCCTTCTTGTCTTTCTTGTCTTCGTCGTCGCCGCCGTTCTCGTCCTCGGCCGGCTTGTCCTCGTCCTCGTCCTCGTCTTCCGATTCCTCGGCGGCGGCGGCGGGTTCGTCGGTCATCTTGGCGTCGATCGTCGCGCGCAATTCGTCGCGCTCGGCCTCCGCCTTATCGGCGCGGGCCTTCTCGGCGGCGGCTTCGATCAGCGCCGCTTCTAGCTTTGCTTTCAAGGTCATATCGTCCTCGTCCATGTAGTCGTCGTCGCTGTCGAGGCGGGCGACCTGCCACGCCGTTTCGAGCGAGTCGCCTTTCTTCTCTGCGCGGCGCACGATGGATTCGGCCCACCGGCGCCCGGGGTCGCCGCCCCACAACAGCCATGCTTGGTATCCCTTGGAATCCTTGCCCCATCCCTCGCCTTTCTTGTCGACCTCGTGACGGGCAAAGAACGACACCATGCGCTTGATCGTGTCGAGGCTGACCGGGTCGCGGTTGGCGAGCTGCTTGGCGCGGGCGATGCCCACGGCAGTCCCGCCGCGGTTGCTCGGCGGCTGCTCGGCGCGCAGTTCGAGGCCACGCCTAGCGGCGGCGGCGACATCGGCAGGCGGGGTAAATGTATCGGTGTCGGCGGTATCGTGCACGAGGCGGACATCCGGCCCGTGCCTGCCGTGTTCGACGAGCGCAACATGATTGGCGCGGCGGTTGACCTGCACCCGATCGTATGCCTGCCCGTCAAATTGGCCTTTGCGCATCTCGACGTCGGCGTAGTAGCCGAGCGAGATTTCCTTGTGCGTCGTCTGCGCGGCCTCGACGGCATCGCGGGCGTAGACCGCGATTGGGCTTGCCAATCGGTCGCCGAGCATCACTACGCCGTCGCCGATTGCGCCGACCGCAAGATAGCGGGCGTTGTCGCTCGTCACCATCTCGGTCGGGTGGTTGAGCGTCACAGGCGCAAGCTTGAGCGAGTCGATCCACGCCGGGTCCGACAGCGTCGAGCGCGGCACGTATTCGTGCCAGACCGCTCCCGATTGGTCGCTGTAGCGGTAGACGCCCTCCTTGGCCAGCACCGCACGACCGCGCAGAATCCCCGTCTCGGGGTCCACCGCGTCGATCCTCGGGGCCAGATTGTCGTATCTGAGAACGCTCATAGGTCTATTGTCCACGATTGCGCACAATGTGCAAGCGCGATCACGGCACGCGCCGCTGCGCCAGTTTGACCTCGGCGGCGACCTCGCGCGCGGCTCGCTTGGCGACCTGTTCGCGCGTGGCGTCCGGTCCCTCGCGCTGCGTCGGGCCTAGGTCGGCGGTGCGCGCCGCTAGTTCCTCTGGCGTCCAGTTCACGGCAAATTTCTTGGCGTCCTCGGATGTCACCGGGGAGGCCCAACAGCGGCAGGCAATGGGTTCGCCCGGACTGCCCACCGGCGGCGGGCGGTCCCATGACCATACCGTGCCTTGCAATGCAACGTGCGATGGGCGCTCGCGATTGTCCATCGCGCCCATCCACATGTAGTACTCGATGCCCGCGCCGCGCTGCTGGATTTGCGTCAATGCGGCGTTGTACTTGCTGACCTGATCGCGGGCGATAAGTGCCGCGCGCCGCGTGGCGATGCCTTGCTCTTCCTCGAGGCGCTTGGCGATTGTCTCCCACCGGCTGCCGCCCGGCACCATCTCGCGCACGACCTGCCCACAACGCTGCGCGACCTCAAGCGGCTGGCTCACGATCAGGTCGGCGTTCTCGCGCACCCACGCATCGCGCGCCTTGGACATCGCGCTGCCGTCGGGTATCGGGTTCAGGCCGAGGTCGCCGAGTACACGCAGCGTCACACCACGGTTGAACGTCTCGACCTGCTTGGCGTGCTTTGCCGTGATTTTGTCGGTGTCGAGGCTAGCGGCGTAGGCCTTGGCGCGGACCTCGAGCAGCACCACCGCGTCGTCTAGCGACTCGGGCACATCCAGATCCGCCTTCTCGGCGGGCGTGTGCGGGTGGTCCTGTTCGGCTGCGCGCTCGTCCTCGTCCTTGTCCGCGCGGTATGCCTCGGCCATCGCTTGCAAGCGCCGCACCTCAGCCAGCACCGTGTCCGCGGCGAGGCGGTAGGACTCCTGCGCGATGCGCCCGAGCGTC